ACCACCGCCCAAGTCGCCGCCGCCACCGACCCGCGCATGGGTCAGGCGCTGAACGCACTGTCGCGCCTGCGCGGCCGTGCCGATGCGCTGGAGGAAGCGATCGCCGCGCGGGATCCGCGGGCCCGGCTGCGGGCCTTCCTCGAGCTTGCCGCGATCGTCGACGAGATCGCCGACCTGACCTACACGAGGGCTGCCTGATGAACGAGTACGAACGGATCTCGACAGTGCTCGGCGACATCGCCGGTTGGGGAATGCTGGTCATGGTGCTGGCGCTGTTCGCCGGCGCCCTGGTCGGCGGGCTCTGGCTCGTCAAGGGTCTGATGCAGCCGCGCCACCAGCGGCAGTTCTACAACCTGCACCGCAACACCCGCGGCCGGCGTGCGATGGCCAGGAGCACCCGATGAAGAACGTCGTCCCGCTGTGGCGCCGCCGGCGCGCTGACCTGCGTCCCGTCCAGGTGGCCCCGAAGCCCGACCTGCCGGTTGTCTCGCACCTGAAGGCCGCCGTCCGCGACGACGTGCCGATCACCACCCTCGTCGAGGCCCTCGCCAGCCACGGGCTGACGATATCGAGCCACCCGGTGCATGGCATCGTGATCCACCCGATGCCGCGAGGTGTCGCGTGAGCCACACCTGCCAGCGCTGCGGCGAGACGAAAGGCGCCGACGACATGGTGATCCGCGGCGGCAAGCCGTCGAAGACCTGCAAGGCGTGCTTTTCGGCGTCGTTCAAGAAGAAATCGGGGGGGGTAAGGCCGTGAAGGCGAAGAAGGCCGAGCCCGCTCCCGAGCCGGTGAAGCTGAATGGCCTGTCGCTCGAGATCGCCCGCGGCTACGGGTTCCGCGCGAGCGCCGAGGATGGGCAGCTCGTGATCGAGCAGGACGCGGAGGACGGTGCTACGGCGACGGTCGTGTTCAGTCGCACCGAGTTCAAGGTGCTGGCGGCGCAGTTCGCGGAATGGGCGCAGTCGTGAACGACCCGAACTACCGCGAGGATGGCGACTACTTCCCCGAGGAAACGACTGCCGTGAGCCGACACACGCCGGGGCCGTGGAAGCTGAGCCCGTACAGCAGCATCGTCGGGATCGCGATATCCGGAGGCGGCTTTGTGATCGCCGGCGTGCGGGGTGGTCGTGAGTTTTCCGAAGCCAACGCCCGCCTGATCGCAGCCTCGCCCGACCTCCTCACCCTCGCGCACCAGTACGCCAGCGAGTGCGGTGATTGCGCTGGAACGCGGGTGTGTCCGGACGACGAACCGTGCACGGAGTGCGCTGACATCTGGCGCGTGATCGATAAGGCGGAGGGGCGGGCGTGACTCGCTACGCCAACCAGACGACCGTCAGCAGCGAGAAGTCGCGCGCCGAGATCGAAGGGCTGCTGCTGCGTTACGGCGCCGATCAGTTCATGTACGGGATCAAGCCGGAAGCTGCGGTGATTGCCTTCCGCGCCCAAGGGCGGCACGTCCGGTTCATCCTGCCATTCCCGAGCCCGACCGAGCAGCGGTTCACACACGCAAAGCCACGGGCTCGGTACGGCTCGCCGATTCGCCGCAGCCCGGACTCTGCTCGCGCCGCATGGGACCAGGAGATCCGCTCCCGCTGGCGCGCCTTGGCACTCGTCATCAAAGCGAAGCTCGAGGCTGTCGAGTCCGGCATCGCTGAATTTGAAGACGAGTTTATGGCACACGTCGTGCTGCCCAACGGCCAGACGATGAGCGAGCACGCACGCCCGCTGATTGCCCGCGCCTATGAAACGGGCCAGATGCCACCGCTGCTGCCGCATTTCGGGAGTGACAATCCATGACCGCCCTCGCCTCCCGCGGCCTGCGCCCGGCGGCCGAGCTCGGCGCCGAGCGGCCCCATGGCACGCGCCTGCGTTACCTGGCCGGCTGCAAGTGCTTCGAGTGCCGGCGGTCCAACAGCGACTACGAGCGGGAGCGCGCGAAGGCCCGGGCTGCAGGCGACTGGAACGGCTTCGTCTCGGCCGACAAGGCGCGGGGTCACCTGATGAGTCTGTCACGCCGCGGCGTCGGCAAGCGCGCCGTCGCGGCTGCGTCCGACGTGGCCCTGTCCGTGCTGACCGAGATCCGCACCGGCCGCAAGCAGACGATCCGCGCCCGTACCGAACGCAAGATCCTCGCCGTGACGCCCGCCCAGGCCAGCGACCGTGCTCTGGTGAAGCCGGGCCGCACGCACCAGCTGATCGAGCAGCTCGTCGAGGAAGGATTCACGAAGCGGGAGCTCGCCCGCCGGCTCGGCTATGCCAGCCCGGCGCTGCAGTTCCAGCCGAAACGCATGACCGCGCGGAACGTCGCGCGCGTCGAACGCCTACACAGGGAGCTGACCACATGAACGCAGTCACGAGGCCAAACCCGGGCCGGGAATTCGGCGTCCAGTTGATCGAGATGAAATCCCACCTGGCGCAGGCGCTGCCGGCCGGGATCGCCGCGGACCGGTTCATTCGGGTGACGCTCACCGCGATCCAGCTGCAGCCCGAGCTGCTCGAGTGCGATCGCAAGTCGCTGCTGCTCGCCTGCCTGCGCGCCGCGAATGACGGCCTGATGCCCGACGGTCGCGAGGGCGCGTTCGTGGTGTTCAAGGGCAAGAAGGGTAAACAGGCCCAATGGATGCCGATGTATGCCGGCCTGCTGAAGAAGGTCCGCAACACCGGCGAGCTGGTCTCGATCAGCGCGAACGTCGTGTACGAGCGCGATCACTTCGAGTACGAGCTCGGCGACGAGGAACGCATCGTGCACAAGCCAGCGATCGGCGACCGGGGCAAGCCCATCGCTGCCTACGCGATCGCCAAGCTCAAGAGCGGCGGCATCGAGCGCGAAGTGATGGACGCCACGGCCATCCGCCAGGTGCAGGCCGTGAGCCGGGCGACGAGCGATGACGGGCCCTGGGCGAAGTGGCCCGACGAGATGGCCCGCAAGACGGTCATTCGCCGGCTCTACAAGCGGCTGCCCTCGTCGACCGAAATGGATCGATACCTGAACGCCGTCCCGGTCGTCGAGTGCGAGCTCGCGCCCCAGGTGGCCGACCAGCTGCGCCACGCCGAGCTGCCGGACCCGGCGTCCTACGAATCGACCACGTTCCACCACGTCGCCGACGCGCGGCTGGCGATATCTGAGGCCGACGACGCCGAGACCGTCGAGCGGATCTACACGGCCGTCTGCAAGGAGCTCGGCGAGCTGCATGCCGAGGTGCCCGAGGAGCTCGTGCGCAGTCGGAGCGAGCGGCTGGCAGCCCTGACCGCGCAGTGAGCGAGCGCATCCCCCTGATTCGCTCCGTCTGCGCCCTGCTGCGGGCGATCGCCGACGGCGGGCGCCTGGTGTATCGGCAGCCGTGGCAGGTCAGCCAGGAGCGCGGCTGGCGGCAGTGGACCGTCGAGTTCCGCAACGGCGAATGGCAAGCGGTGGATGCACGCATCGCCGTGACGGCGCACAGGAAGGGGCTGGTGACGATGTACCACGCCGAGGATCCGGCATGACCGCCGTGGCGTTCGTCCTCGGCCTGATCGTCGGCGTGGTGCTGTATGAGCTCTGGTATCGGAGGCGGGGATGACAAACACGACGGCCCTGCCCGTGCTGTGGACCGAATCCGAGGTCGCGGAGTATCTTGGCGTGAACCCTGAGACGGTCGCCAGAGAGCGCCGCCGGGGCCAGCTGCCTTACCGAAAGATCGGCGGGCAGATCCGCTACACGGACGGGGACATTCGGGAGTATCTCGAGCGATGCGCTTCTACCTCAAGGCCCGCGGCGGCGTCTGGTACATCTGCTGGACGGACCACGGAATTCCCCGCCGGGTCAGCACTGGCGAACGAGATCGTAGCCGGGCGGATCTAGCCCTCGCGCGGCACGTCCTGTCGTGCGCCGAGAAGGTCGAGCAGACCGCCCTGCGCGACGTCCTGACCCGCTACTACCTGATGCACGCCCGCAAGCTCGCCTCGAAGGACCAGGTGCGGTACGCGCTCGCCTGCGTCGAGAAGCACCTGCCTGGGCTGCGGGTCGACGAGCTGACGCCGGACGCGCAGGCCCGGTTCCGCGATGCCCTGGCGAAGGACGGCATGGGTCCGTCCACCATCCGCCGGCGGGTCGGGGTGATCAGGGCGGCGCTCGCGTGGTCGCACGAACGGGGCGAGATCCGCACCCTGCCGCCGATCAAGACGCCGCTCGAGCAGACCGGGTCGGGAGCCCGGGCGGCCACCCTGGACGAGCTGAGAGCGCTTCTTGAGGCCGCAACGCACGATCACCAGCGACGTTACCTGCTGCTGGCGCTCGCGACCTGTGGACGGCCGCAGGCGATCCTCGAGCTGACCTGGGACCGGATCGACAAGCAGAGCGGGACGGCCGACCTGCACGTGCCGGGCACCAGGAGAACGAAAAAGGCCCGCCCGGTCGTTCCGCTGGCCGCTGTGGCGCGATCGTACCTTGAGGCTCGCCGTGGGGTGGGTCCAGTCTGCCAATGGCACAGCCGGCCGCTGGGGAGCGCGAAGACGATGGTCCGCAAGCTGGCAGAGGACGCGGGGATTGGTGGCGTGACGCCGTACAGCCTGCGGAAAGCGGCTGCGACGTGGATGAGGCGGGAGGGCGTGCCCGTGGCGGACGTGCGCGGGATGCTGGGGCACAGCCTGGGCGGGGTGACGGATGTCTATGCGAGGTTCGATCCGGCGTACATGCGGGCCGCGGCGGATTCGCTGGACCGGCTTCTACGAGCCGTTGCACCCTCGTGGCTTGCCAGTGACTTGCCAGAGAGTGGTGGGCGCACGTGGGATCGAACCACGGACCCCTACCATGTCAAGGAAGAGGCCCAGCCCACTATTCTGCCACTTAGGGCGGCGAATGACGACTAGCGGCTACTGCCAAATCAGATACTTGGCAGTGCCTACTTGCCAGTTACTTGCCAGTGCCGCCCGCCTTCCTGGCATCGATCAGCGCCCGCAGCCGCGCCCGCGCGAGGTCATCGGCCGCCACGATCACGGCCCACTCCTCGTCGGTGAGCTCGGTGCGCCCCTCGGCGTTGAGTTTGGCGATCAGGATCGAGATCTCCTGCGTGCGGGCCAGCAGGGCGAGCAGCAGTTCCAGGGCGGCGGTGACGCTCATTTCACACCTCGGGCGTTCAGGTAGGCGACCAGCTGCTGCAGCACGTTCGTGGCGAGCGCCAAACGGCCCTCGGCCGTCGTGACGTCGCCGGCACCGGCGGCGAGCCGGGCCGAGTCGAGCAGCGTGCGGGACTGGTCGGCGAGCGCCAGCACGGCCTCCGCATCCTCGACGGTCAGGCTGCCGGCCTCGAGCGCGTTGGCAGCGGACTCCAGGACGGCCGTGTGCGAGCTGTAGGCGTAGGCGAGGTTCTGGTCGAAGGACCTGGCGGGCTGGATGCCCATCGACTCGCAGCCCGTGACCACCAGGGCGACAGGCACGCTCACGGCCAGGAGGATCCCCAGCATGACCGGACGGACGAAGCCACCCTGCGACTGCTTGGATACCTCGACCGCCCCGCTCTGGCGCTCCTCGGTCTTGCGGACGGCCGTGTCCGTGATCGGCGGGTTCGCCCGGTTCGCCCGTGCCCAGGCGGCGTAGGCCGTCGCGGCGATCGCGATCACCTGCAGCAGCGCATCGACCGCGAGCGTTGCGGCCCCGTCGGGCAGCTGCTCGGCCACTCCGGTCCAGACGATGACCTGCGACACGAGCGCCACGAGCAGCGCCCGCAGCGTGGTCGACTGATACCACTTGATCTGTTCCATGATTGCCTCCTATGGGCTTTCGATAAATTCGGCGGCCCTGCGCAGCCAGCCGAGGATGAACGTCGCCTGGCTGCAGTCGCGATTGACGATCTCGCCGTAGAACACGACGCGGCGGGCGAGCAGTTTCTGATAGAGCCGCACGGGCTCCATCGAATTGATGGCCGCCTCGGAGATCGGGCCGAGCTTGCCGTCGGCGGTGACGCCGACGATCTCCTGCAGCCAGCGCACGACTCGCGCGGGCCCGTGGTTGACCGAGCAGTCGACTGCAAGCGAGAGCACGTAGGGGTCTCGGATTCGGTCCAGCCGCGGCGAGGTTACGTACTGGCTCCAGTAGATCTGCCGCGCCTCCTCGCGGGTGAGTGCGCGCACGTCGTCGCAGGTCACTGGGCGCCGGCGGTACGTGGCGAGCGCGGCGCGGGTGATGCCGAGGTTTGTGCATCCGCCGCGGTCGGCCGCATGGTCGACATAGCCGCCCTCTCTACGCAGGATCTCGTCGAGGATGCTGTCGATGGTTGGTATCATGGGCCGGTCGAATTGGAAGCGGAAATATGGATCAGCTACCGCCCGTCGTTGCCCGTTCGTCGAACCATACCGCGCTCTTCGAATGCGTGTGCCCGGACTGCGGAAAGGTTCGGATTCAAGACAGACGGAAGCTCGGCAAACCGTGTCCGGCCTGCTCGGCTGTGCGCCGCAGAACGCACGGTCTGTGCAAGGACCCTCTCTACAAGCTGCTGAAAAACCTTCAGGTTCGCTGCAACTACCCGAGCGCCTCGAACTACGAGTACTACGGCGCAAAAGGCGTGAAGGTCTGCGACGAGTGGGCCAACGATCCGGCCGCGTTCGTCAAGTGGGCTCGCGAAAACGGCTACCGACCAGGACTCGAAATTGACAGGATCGACGTCAACGGCCCATACGCGCCGGCGAACTGCCGCTTCCTATCGCACGCAGAGAACTCTCGGCGCCGAAGCAACTCTCGCTGTGATGCGGAGACCGCCGCGACGATCAAACAGATGCTCGCCGGCGGCGCCCGAATACAGGAGGTCGCTTCGGCCACTGGCGTGCCTTACATGTCGGTCTGGCACATCTCTAAGGGCAACACCTGGCGGTAGACCCGCCCAACTGCTGCCGGTACTTAAAGCGCGATTCCTGCAGCCCGATCGCGACCAGCAGCACGGTGGCCTGAAGGCCGGCGAATTTCCCGGGGAGGACTTCGGCGTAGGTGCGGGCGATGATGTCGGTGGATTCTGCCATTAGCCCGACCGATCCGGCGTCTTGGTCACCCGAACGCGCACATAGTCGATGTCGATGTAGCGGCTGTTCGATCCAGCGGTCTTGACGCCGGTGTTGTAAATCGTCATCGGGTCGGTCGTGATGTTGGTCGTGTTCGTCAGTGTGAGCACGCCGTCGACGTACAGATCGACCGCCGTCGGGGTGCAGACCAGCTTCAGGTGGTGCCATTGGTTAGCGACCGGCGGGTTGCTGGCCACGTTGTCGTAGCTGTTGGTCGACGTGCCGTTATTGCGAGTCTCGAGCCGCCACTTGACCACACCACTCTCGCGCTCGAGGTAGACGCGTATGGCATCCTGTGCGTTGTTCTGCTCGGCAAATCCAAAGAAAATATAAAAGGTGTCGGTGCCGTCCGGCAGCACTTGGCAGCGGATCAGCCACTCCATCTCAATCGTGACGTCGGTGCCTAGCTGAAAATTGTTGTATCCGCCGCCCGTTCCGGTGCCATAAAGGTTGATCGTATAACTGCCGTTGCTTAAGTTGTGTTGCAGGATGCCCGGGTGCCCTGGCTCGCTGTTGGCGAGACCGACAGCGTTGCCGCCATCCCAGGTGGTGTACCAGCCGCCGTACGTGGTGTGTTGGCTCGACGTGACATAGTTGAACTCATTGAAATATTCAGCGGTTTCAAGCGGCTCAATGCCGCCTCCGCCGCCTCCGCCGCCAGCCGCGAATTCTGCCCAGCTGGCTGGCGACCCAGAGCCGAAAACGTAGAAAGCCGCAAGGCTCTGAACGAACGCGAGCCAGCCGACTGCCGGGGTCCAATAAGTCCAGCCGCCGCCGATGTAAGCGGCGATTTTTTCATCGTGGCCCGCCCAGGCGCCGGTGGGCGCCGTGCCGACGATGTAGCGATCGCCATCCGCTGGTGAGCCTGGCGGGGTATTGCTGATCGAAATGACCGTGAGCTGGACGAGCGCATCGAGGCGGCGTAGCGCCTGGTTTAGCGGGACGTGTGGCTGCGTCTGGCTCGCGACGAGCTCCGGGAGCGACAGGTTCGGCGTGGTCATAGCGTGGCCTCGGTGGGGTAGCCGCGTCCGACGGCGGCCGACATCTGATAAATCCGAACAGTAATTTCAGTCGGCGTCGGGCTCCCGAAGTCCGCGGCCTGCTGTGCGGCCGTGTAGGTAATCGTCTGAGTCAAGCTCGTCAGAGTTCGCACGACATCCGGGCTGCCCGGCACGATCACGTCGATCTCGTACGCCTCGGTCTCCTCGGATAGAGGCACGTCGACACCACTGGAGAGTTCCTGCCCGATTCGGCCGCGCCGCACCCAGCTGATGATGAGATCACCGCCGTCACGCTCTCCGGCGACATCGACCACGGAGAAGGGTTCCAGCGCGATACCCTGTCCGGCGAAATCGACTGCGGGTGCCGCCTCGAGCGAGGTGCCCGACAGCAGGGCTTTGTGCTGCCGCTCCGCGCCGATTGCGGAGAGGTTCATCGGCACCCGCATGACCGCTGAGTCAAGCAGGACGAACTTATCGTTCGCCTGGCTGCTACCGACCGCCGACTCCGTGCCGCGGCGTCCGCGCAGCAAGCCGGTCAGTTTCCAGCTGTTCGGGCTTCCTGAGAGCACCGCATCGCGGAACTGGAGCACCTCCCAGCGCCCGTCAGCTCCGATCGCGGCGGCATTGAGGCCCGCCAGAAGAGAGGCCTCGGAGATAGACTCGAGTTCGCCGGAATCCATGTCAACGAAGAGCTCACTGCCTTCGTCGATGATCGTGGTGGGACCGCTATCGAGCGCCGAGACCAGGCGACCGACCGAGGCCTCCTCGGCTGACGCTGCGACCTCCTCGTACGTGGTGCCGCCATCCGACGAGCGATAGAGGCTCGCGCCGGCCCAACTCGTCCCGCCGATTGAGTGAATCGCTGCGTAGTAGCCGGCATCGTTGTCGGCGTCTCGCAGAAGTGGCAAATCGAGCAGCACCAGTTCGGCCGTGCCAGGCGTCGGAATCGAAGCACCCCCGGTGCCGGCGTAGGCGGCCGGTGCACCGATGGCATAGGATTCATAAATGCCATCGTCGTCGCGCACCAGGTCGACCCGCAGCAAGCCGGGCAGCGCGTGGTCGATGTTGACGATTCGCACCCGCTCCTGGCGGCCGTCGAGAGGCATCGTGCCGGCGTCGGCTGGCTCGAGGTGTAACCATGAATGATCGACTACCGCGCGAATTCGGTTGCGGGAGACCCAGAGATCGTAGAGAACGACGTCGGCGATCCGAGCGCCCTTCGTGTCGCTCATGGCGACCGCGATCTCCATGTCCCGCACTTCGGCGTCACCGGCGGCCAGGCGCGAGGCGCACTGCTCACCAGGCTCATAGTTCTGCGCAGTTTGGGCGTAATGCACGCGCAGCCGACGCGGCAGCTCTACCTCCTGCTGGCGATCGATCTCTGCCGACGATGGGCGGCCATCTCCGGCGATGTGGGCGGCGAGGTCGTCCGCGGTAAAGCCGAATACCCCGGCCTTGCCGCGGGTCGGCCACTTGAGCAGTCCGTCGGATTCGACACAGTCGAACCAGCCGTAGGAACGCAGCGGGGCGATCGCGTCGCGCGCGGACATCACACGGGACACGACGTAGCCGTCAACGCATTCGGTCAGGTCCGAAACGTCGATCTGATCTTCAGTGAGTCCGACTCGGCGGCATAGGTCGCTGACGATGTCGCCAAGCGTGACGCAGTCGCCGCCGCCGTCGGAGTACGAAGTGATGACCACGCCGCTGGCACCGGCGCCGCCATTGCCGCTACTAGAGGCTGGCGTACCAAATTGCAAGGCGCCGCCGCCGCCGCCGCCGCCGCCGCCGTATTTCCCGCCGTTGGCACCATTCCCGCCGTGTGCATCTGGCAGTTGTGGGAACAGGTATCCACCTAAACCGCCGCCGCCACCGCCGGCGCCAGCAATAAAACTTGTTGCATCTGCTGCCGGCGCGCCGTTTCCGACGCCAGTATTGGTCAGGGCGTCAGTGTTACCGCCCGTTCCACCAGCAACCGATAGATCCGGAGAGGCTGTTCCATCCAGACCGTCGTACTGGACATAACCGTCGAAGGCCCACATGCCGCCGCCGCCGCCGCCGCCGGGACCTAGCCCATTTAATCCGTTCGGTTGCGATGGAGTGCCGTCGTAATATGGAGGGCTCCCGCTTGCTGCCGCCAGACCGCAGCCACCGTTGTCGGTGGTGCCGGTTCCGCCGTTGTCATCGTTCAGGATCCCGTAGGATCCGGTGAAACCGGCGGCACCATAGCCGCCACCACCCGCCGTCACATGGCTACCGAAAGTGCTCGCGCTGCCATTCGACCCAGGATTTCCGACCAGGTCAGTGGTACTCGAAACACCCGCTCCGCCCGCTCCGCCGGATCCAACAGTCACCACCTCCGTTGCGCCCAACGCGCCCATGGCAAGAGTGACGATTGAAAGACCACCACCACCGCCGCCTTGACCGCCTGAAGTGAATGTGTTGCCGCCGTTGCCGATCGCGCCGCTTCCACCACCACCACCGCCGCCGATTGCCGTGACGGTCAATAAACCCGACAGTGCTGGGCGCACCCAGGTGCCGCTCTCGGTGAACACCTGCAGACCCGCGATCCCGCCGTTCGATGTCTCGAAGCGGAAGTTCGGAACCCGGTTGCCGTATTCCTCGAGCTGGAACTCACTGAAGACCACATACGCGAGATCCCGGAACGCAGATACGTTGCCGGCGCCCTCGAAGCTCTCGATCGTGGGGTCGGGCAGCTGGTCTGCCGTCCCGAGGTAGATCTCCATGTTGGCCAGCAGCTCAGCGCTCGCCAGCGTTCGGGCCGTGTAATCCGCGTTGTTCTCGCCGTCGAGCTGCGGACGGGCGTCGTAGATCAGCTTGGCATCAGCCCAGATCCGCGAAATCGTGGAGACTTCACCCTCGCATACGCCGACAGCACAGTTCACCTTGTAACTGAACGTCTTGACGGTCTGCGTCGGGCCGCCCTTGCCGCCCTGCTTTTTCTTCGAGACTGTCTCGATGATCCCGCTCGACCAGATCACGTTGCCGGCGATCGCGTAGGTGCCGTAGACGATCGGGATCGGTGCCCCGACCGCCGAGGACTGCACGTTCAGGTCGTTGAGGCGCGGCCCGCTGACGGTGCCCAAGTCGGTCGGGAACAGCGCCGAGCCCGCCATGCTGCCGAGCGTCGCGCCGATCGCCCAGCCGACGCCGGGCAGCACGAAGCCGAGCGCTGCTCCGCCGATCGTCAGTGCGGCCTGGCCGAAATTCGACAATTCAGTACTCCACGCCCGGCAGCGCCCACGCGCTGTGCGTCATGCGGATCCAGCGCCCGCGGTAACCGTGCTCGACGACCCGCCCGACCGACTCATAGGCGTGGATCAACGTCTCGCCGGTGCAGATGGCGACGTGCGCGGCGATCTTGGTCCAGGCGATCACGACGAGCGCACCCGGCACGGCCTTCGGGATCGGCCGGCAGTGCTCGCGCAGCCGCTCGACGAGCTCGCCGGTCGGCAGGCGGCCGTAGTTTGCGATGTCGAGGCGCTGGTCGAACAGGCCGAGCGACTGCCCGACCACGATCGGCAGCCCGACGCAGTCGATGCCGCTGTAGTCCCGGCCCTGGTGACGAAATGGCACGCCGACCCAGCTGCGGGCCTCGTCGATGACGATCTCCGGGCTCATGGCTCCTCGAATTCGACGTCACGCGGCCAGTTGAGGAAGCGCGACGGCCGCGGCTTCTTCTCGGCCGTCTGACCACCGAACGCCGCGAGCTCGCCCATGCCAGGCACCCAGGCGCCGTGGCCGCGGAAGTTGACGAGGTTCGCGAAGCGGCCCTTGCACATCGCCGCGGACTTGTCGCAGCCCGGGCGGATCGTGAACGTGTCGCCGACCTCGATGTCGTAGGGCATCGGCAGGTAGAGCAGGATGTCGGCTGGGCTGCCGATCGCGTCCTGCTTGACCTCCATGCTGAAGGTGTCGTTCGCGCCCGACGTCCAGGTGACCAGTCCGCCGTTGAAGTAGCCGGTCTCGGCGCCGACCGCTGGCGAACCCGGGGCCAAGCTCGCCGAGAACTGGCGATTGCTGCCCACGGCCGTCACGGTGCCGGTGATCGTGAGCGCGTCGATGTCGACGCCGCAGCGGGCGTCTCCGAGCTCCGCATCGCAGCTCGAGCCATAGGTCCGGACAATGTTCTGCGTCAGGCGCTGGGCGAGCCCGCGCAGCTCGGTGCGGTACTGCCCCTCGGCCGTGCGGCGGATCTCGCCGATGTTGCCGGTCCTGAGCACGATCTGGCCGTCGTCCGGCGCCTGCCAGTTGACCATGAACAGCACGACGGAGGCGTCGTCGAACAGCCCCGCCTCGATGTCCGCGGCCGACAGGTCGATCAGGCTCAGGTCGCCCTGGTTGATCGCGCCCGTCACCTCCATGTTGTCGACGCTCATGTCGGAGGTCGAGCGCACGTCAGAGCCCGTGATGCCGGCATGGGCGAGGTAGGTGCCGGCGAGCGCCACCGTGGGCGAGCCCGCGCCGCTGATCGTCAGGTCCTGGTCGTGCTCGGTGCCGAGGATCAGCACGCCGTCGCGGCGGGTGATGCGCCAGCAGACGGCGAGCGTGGTGACGTCGCCCTGCAGATGCGCCTGCAATGCGACGGGAAGGGTTCTCACGCCACGCGATCCTTCATCAGGTGCTGCTCGGTCCACCACAGATCCGAGTGCTCGGCCCGTTCGTAGCCCGGCATGAACGGCATGCCGAGCGTGTAGTGCGCGAGCTGAACGCCCGCCGGCTTCGGCTGCACGCCGACCAGCCAGTTCCAGGTGTTCGGCAGCTCGCCGACTTCGGCGTCCGTGAGCCAGCAGAACTGGTGCAGGTCGCGGCCCGGCACGGAGTTCAGCATCTTGAGCGTCAAGCCCTGGTTCGACGGGTGGTCGCAGTTGAACAGCATCACGCTCGACCAGTTCTTGCGCCGGTAGCGGGTCTGCTCGCAGCCGTCCATCTTCGTGCCCTCGTCGCCGGCGTGCTCGTGCTTGACGCACATCACGGCGTACTTCGGGTCGGCCAGGGCGAACAGGCGCGCGACGTCGCCGAGGAACAGCATGTCGCAGTCGATGAACAACGCCCAGCCGGTCTGCGCGAGGATCGGCGTCAGGAATCGGCTGTTCGAGAACTCCGTCGAGCAGGGCGCGTCCGAGAGCACGTCCCACAATGAATGCCGGTGGATCCGGTAAGGCCGCTGCGACAGCCCGCAGGCCTGCAGCTTGTCGAGTTTGAGTGGCGTCACGACGACGGGCCGCGAGGCGTGCCGGCGCAGCGAGAACTCCGCGACCTTGTAAGCCTCCTCCTCGCGCGGGTCGTAGCCGATGTAGACCTTCAGCGCGGTCATGAGTACGCGACGCACTGCTCGCAGACGGTGCCGGTCACGTCGCGGCGCAGGTGCGCGGCGCGGATCGTCTGGAACTCCGGCGAGTTCCACGCCTCCATGAACGACTGGCGGGTCAGGTCGCCGACCTGGAACCGGCCGTCGCTGTCGAAGCAGCACAGGCTCAAGCCGCCGTCTGCCCGCACATGTCCCTCGGTGAACGCCGACCAGCAGGGCAGCGGCTCGCGCATCGCCTCGAGGCGGCCCTGGTTGCCGGCGGTCGGCCGGTAGCCGAGCTCGGCCTCGCGCTGCACCGCGATCGCGCCCATCGAGTAGAGCGGGAGCCAGTAGTGCTGATCCACGAACGGCAGGACGTGCTCGTCGAGCAGAGCCTCCATCTTGGCCTGCTGCTCGCCGTCGTAGCGAATCGAGGAGGCATAGAGCCGTGTGCCATACCCGCCGGCGTTGCGGATGTCCCACGCGGCCTTGACGTTGGCGAGCGCCTTGCGCCAGTACTTCGGCGACACGGCCATGACCTCGCGGAACTGCTTCTCGTCGGCCGCGTTCATCGACCACTTGAGCGAATCGAGCCCGTGCTGCATCAGCGGCTCGACGTGCTCGGGTGTCGAGAGGCTGGCGTTCGAGGTCAGGAATACATACGGGAACTGCAGCTCGCCCTTGACCCACTTCAGCGCCTCGAGCAGCAGCTCGGGCGCCATGAAGGACTCGCCCAGGTAGAAGAGCCCGATCTCCTCGACACCCGCCTCGCGCATCTCGGTCGTGACGCGGCGGAACAGGTCGAGATCCATATCGCCGTGAGGCTGCACTTCCCGGGTGCGCAGCGCACAGAAACCGCATCTGTAATTGCAGCGGCCCGTGAGCTCGATCTTGACGGAGCGCGGCGCCGGCGGAGCGGCGAACCGGTGCGTCTCCGGGATCTTCGTGATTGCGTCGATGCGCTCGGTAATGCTCATGGCCACACCAGGAAGTAATCGCCACCGTGACAGCCCACGGACACCATGCCGAGCTTCTCGAGCCAGCGCAGCGCGCCGTTCGGCTTCAGCCCGAGCCGGCCGTCCTCGCCCTTCTGCTCGACGACCATGACCGGCCGGCACCGCTTCAGCGTCTCGATTGCGCCCTCGACCACGGCGAGCTCGTGGCCCTCGACGTCGATCTTGATCAGGTCGACATCGACGAACCCGAACGAGTCGAGCGTGTTCATCGGCACGTCGCCCGCGCCACTGACCTGCGTGTGCCCGCTGTGGCCGTCGTAGAGCTTCAGGCCGACGGATGCCTCCGCCTTGCCGAGCGCCACCTGGCGCAGGTGCGCATTCTTCGCGGTGACGTTCCAGCGCCACAGGTCCGCCACGATCGGGTTCGGCTCGAACGCCATGACGAACTGGAACGCCTTCACGAGCTCCTTCGACCACAGCCCGACGTGTGCGCCGATGTCGACACAGCGCCGGCGCCGCTCCGGCGGCAGCATGCCGAGCGCCCGCTCGATCTTGTGGTACTGGTAGGTCAGCTGGCCGTCGACCTCGCGCCGCTGGTGCACCTCCATCATCTCGACGAGGTGCTTCTCGTTGGCCGGCAGCCAGACGCCGCCTACGAGCTGGGCATTCGGAGGACCGATGCCACTGCCGTCCGAACAGACTCCGGCGTGATTCGTGACCACGCGCGCTGGCAAGCTGGGTGCCTGATTCTCCATCCAAGTGCCTCGGGGTCGTCGACCGCCAGGTTGTTGTGTGTCTCGTAGCCGGTGGTCGCCGGCCGCAGGTAACCGCCGAACAACACGACGACCCGCCGGCCGAGGGCCGCGGCGACGTGGTGCAGCGCACCCTCGGGCAGCACGGCCGTGGCGCAGCCGGCCATCAGGTTGCAGGCGTCGGCGAAGTCGCGTGTCTCGAGCCGGATGACGCCGGCGAGCCACTTCGTGCCCGGGTTGCCGAGTTGGGCCCAGGGCACGTCGGGATAGCAGCGCACGAGCTCCTGCCAGCGGCCCCACTGCTTGTTCGGGCTCGCCGTGGCCTTGATGTGCGGCTCGACCAGGACCAGCCCTTCGGCCCGCGGGTCCGGGCGCACGTCGAACAGCTCGCCGGGACTCGCGCGCCAGGTGGTGAACGCCCAGCGGTCCTTCGTGGTCCGCTTGTAGTCGATGTAGGGTCGGCAGGCCGGTCCGTTCGTCAGCCCCGGGAACTCGCCCGGCTCACCCGGCCGCGCGATGTAGCTCGCCCGTTCCCAGAGCGGGTGCCAGCGGCGCCGGCCCGTCTTGTCCAGGATCGCCACCTTCTGCCTGGCTGCCTTCGCCTGGCCGATCGCCAGGACCTCGTCCCCGATTCCCACTCAGACGCTCCCAGGCCTCGCCAGAGCGCATCTCGGCCAAGGTCCATTGATGGCCCGCGATGCGGGCGAATAGCTCCCTGCGCTCGTCCTGCGTCGGGCGGTAAGGGTTTTCGATCCGGTGCCATGGCGTCGCCAGGCGCGCGGCACAGAAGGTCGGCTCGGTGACGATCACCGGCACGCCGGCGGCCAGGGCGTCGAGCGCCACGGCCGACGAGTGCGTCACCACGATCCAGGCATTGGCCAGCGCCTGTCCGATGGACGGCTGGCGACGCATGCGGCCAATTGGCTTGTGCCGCATCACGATCGGGCGCCGGGTGACGGCGCGCAGCTGGCCCTGCAGCCGGTTCACGTACTGCTGCTGGCTCATGCCCGCCCAGCGGGCGTAGAACTCGGGCGACTGCAGCGCGACCAGGACGTGCCGGCCGCCGCTCCTCGCCGGCGCGAACTGCACGCCAAGCCGGTCGAGGCGCGCATAGTCCGGCTCGCCGGTCCCGTCGCACCATAGCCGCCGGTGGCTGATCCGGTGGTACTCCATGCGCCGCCAGTAGGCGTGGTCGACCTCGTACCAGTCCGTGACCACCGGCGAGCGCATGACCGCGCGCTGGTTGTCGGCCATGCCGGAGACGATTGCGATGCCGGGTCTAGGCTGCCAGTCGAACACGACCTGCCCGCCCGTGCCCTCAGCCAGTGCGCTGCAGAGATCCTTGCTGTACTGCTTCCTGTGATCCGCGTAGCAGGTGACGGAAGGCGTATCCAGAGCCGATCTCCTCGACGGACCACATCGCCCAGGCGAGCCGCGTCAGGAACTCGCCGCGGTCGCCCCGCAACGGCTCGCCGAGGACCTTCCCAAACGGCCGGGCGGCCGGCGCGCCGATCCACTGCGGCAGGCCGTGGTAGACCGGCACGCCGTAGAGCAGCGCCTTGATCGCCGCCCCGCTCCCCCAGGTGACCGCGAAGGCGGCTCCGTTGAGGTGCTCGTACAGCGAGTCGTTCTCCTGGTGCTTGCCGGGATGACCGCGGATCACGACCCGATGCCCCATTCGCTCGAGCAGCTGCGCGGCCTTCTGGTGCCAGCCCGACGGCTGGGCCACGAGCTGCGAGCCGATGCCGCGCTGCGCGAACACGAGCGCGTAGCCGCCCTGGTTGCGCCAGGGCCACCAGTCGGGCTCAAAGATCTCCGCCCGTTCGGGCCCGCCGACCGGCCAGCGGCCGACGCCGTTGTGCTGGTTGAGCGCCAGCGCGTACCAGGCCTTGCCGCGCCAGTCCCGGCCCAGATAACCGTTCTCGGCAACCACCACCGTGGCGCCCGCGGCCTCGTAGCGCTGGGCGAGCCGGTCGGTCGCGCCGTAGCGGCACCAGACGAGTGCCAAGTCGCCGGGCTGGGGCTTCGCGAGCTCGGGCCCGAGTTGGTAGCCGCAGGTGCGCAGCCCGTCGCAGAAGGCGTCCCGCCGGTACAGCGGAGCCTCGCGGACGGCGACGAACGCCCTCACCGCCGGGCAGCGTTGTCGAGCAGTGTTTCGATGCGATCGAGTCGCTTAACGATGTCGACCTTCAACTCCGACTGGTATCGCTCCATCTGGGTCGCGCGCATCTCGAGCGTGCTCAGGCGCGAGGCGGCCTGCAGCTCCTCGAGCTGCTGCATGCGGCGGTCCATCGTGTCGAATCGCTCCATCATCTGGCCGGTGCTGAATACGAGTGACAGCACCAGGGCGCCGTCGACGATCAGGGAACCGAGCGGCACCCTGAAGCGCGCAATATTTTCTGGACTCATCATCACCTCCAAGACAGATGGCTAATCCGCCGAGACGCGGATTTCTTTGAGCGAGAACGAGACAGCCTGCTGTCGGTGACTGATGATCTCGACTGGGAAGGAACCGTCGAAGCGCATCGGCAGATCAAACTCGCCGCCCCAGGTCAAAGTCCCGGCGGGCGTGAACAACAGCGACACGCGGCCCGTCGTGTAGTCCACGGTGTAATGCGTGGTCTCGGTCTTGAGCGTCCCGCCGTCGGCGATCAGGATCGTACCGGAGACCGGTTTGAAGATCGGCCGGTCCTGTGACAGCACGCCGTAGGTGTAGCGCTTGACGAGCTGGTACTCGGCGGGGCTCGCGCCGACGACCGCGAGCAGCGGGCAATCGGTCGATGCTGGGCTGCTGCCGACCGCGCACGACTTGAAGTCGGTGTAGTCCTTGACCCGGAACCCGTAGGCCGGGCCGCCGACCGCGTGATAGAAGCGCAGCAGCTCCTGCACGGCCGGATCGCCGCCCTCGCTCGGCCCCACCGTAAGCGTGATGCGCGTGAGCGGGTACGCCCAGTTGCGGTTGCGCCGCTCGACACCGCTCGCCCGCTCGATCGTGGTGACCGAGTACATGGGCTCGGAGACGAACCCGTAGCGCGGGCAGCCTGGGAAGCGTGGCGTTTCGAGGAACATCAGTTATTCCGGACGTTGGCTCGGGAAGCACCGCGCGCCGCGGCCGCCGCGATCTGCTGTTCCGTGGCCCGCGAGACGGTGCCGTTCGGTGCGTTGATCGTGAAGTTGTTCTGGACGGTCATGCCCGACGAGCGCATGCCGAGCGTCGGGCTGCGGATCGGCGAAGGCATCGCGGCCACGAGCCCGCCCTCGGCGAACCCGGGCATCGCCTGCAACGCCTGCATGCCGACGCGGTTGAACGATTCGAGGAAGCTCAAGGCGCCCGGCTGACGCACCACCTCGGAGCGCGCCACGAATTCTCCCGCGTGGACCAGCCCAGCCGGCTGGTGCTTCCCGCCGGCGCCCGTGAAGCCGCCCTCATCAAATCCCGGGATGCGCTTGGCTGTGATGGCGACTTCGGACAGGCCGGACGTGCCGCCACCACCCCCGAAGATGCCGCCCAGGATACCGGCCGCGGTGCCGAGCCACCCGCCGCCGCTACCCGTGCCGCCGGTGCCGAAGATCTTCTCGGCAATCTGCGCGGCGATCGCCTCGGCGGCCATGCGCTGCAGCATCTTCGCGAACGAGTCGGCGAGCCCCTCGAGTCCGTTCTCGAACGGATCGAAGATGAAGTCCGACAGGATCCCCTGCACGCTGCGGCTGGCCTCCTCGAAGAACACGCTGAGCTGCTCCTGCTCCTTCTCCGGGAAGATCCGCTCGGCCGTGATCGTGATCGGTTCGAGCCCTTCGGCCTCAAGGCGAGCGAGCGCCCCGCCCGCCTCGGCGGCGAGGTTCGGATAGGTCGCCGCCAGCTGCTCGAGCGCGTACTTCGTTTCCTGGTACTGCGCGATCTGCGCTTCGACCGGCGTGCGCAGACCTTCGATCGCGGCTATACCCGCGGCGTAGACGTCCTGGTATGCCTTCGCCTGATCCTGCAGCGCGTCGGCCGTGTCGCGCGCCGCTTTCGCTGCGGCTCCGCCGGCGGAGCCCGTGCCAAGATTGTACGGGTCGTCTTTCTTCGTCGGCTCCGGTCTCACGAACGGCGCCTCGATATCCTGCCCGTAGTCCTTCAGCAGTCCTTCCAGCCGCTTGAGCTCGGCCTGCAGCTCCTCCTCGGACCACCACTCGACGAGTCCCTCACGGCCGAAGAACCGCAGCCTCTCGGAGGGATTCTCGAGCGCGGATAGAACTTTCGCGATGTCCTGATCGATGCGGACGGCATCGCCCGCCGCGGCACCGAACCGGATCGCCGCGATTTCCTCGCCCGCGAACTTCGCGGCACCCGCGGCCGCCGTCAGACCCTCGACGGCTTTCTGACTCGCGAGAATCATGCCGGAAAACAGCGTGTCGGCAGATGCCTTCGTCTGCGGATCCTGCAGCACCTTCACGAGCTCGTTGACCGCTTCGGTAACCGCCGGAACGCCCGTGTTCACCTCGAGCAGGTCGCCGAAGGCGTTCTGCACGGACTTGAGCGCGCCGCCGAAGGTGTTCCGGATCGCGCGCGCCTGGCCGCCGAACTGCACCCCGAGCTCCTTGAGGATGACCTCCTGGGCCTTCGCAACCTCGCCAGTTTCGATGAGGGACTTGATGAGGTCCTTCTGCGACGCGGTGAGCTGGACGCCCGAGCGCTGCAGCGCCGTCGCACCCTTCACCGGATCGTTGAGCGCCTTGCC